CTGAACGACCTTGGTATTGGAAGGTCACAGATAAAAGAAAAAGTATATGGCGAAAAACCTCACTGAAAAGCAACAAGCATTTTTAGATGCATTGTTTAACGAAGCCGAAGGCAACCCTGTCGCTGCATTAAAGATGGCAGGGTATGCTGACGGTACATCTACGACTGTTGTTATGGCTCCTCTTAAAGAAGAGATAGCTGAACGCACTCGTGATTTTATATCAACTCGTGGGCCTCAAGCTGTTTGGTCTATGATGCAAGTAATGAGATCCCCTACCGACTTGGGCAATAAAGAGAAGATGGCAGCAGCTAAGGACTTCCTTGATAGAGCTGGCTTTGTAAAAACAGAAAAAGTCGAAGTTAAAGCAGACAGTCCTTTGTTTATTTTGCCTCCGAAAGCAGATGAAAACTAAGACTTGGAAATTACCTAAACCTCAAAAAGAAGATGGTGAATGGGAGTGGGAACCGATAGTAAGAATCGGAAGGTTTGTGCCATTTGGTTATAGACAAGACCCCGATGATTGTGATATACTACAACCAATTCCAGAAGAGCTAGAGCTTTTTGAACAGGCTAAAAAACATTTAAAGCAGTATAGCTATAGAGAAGTAGCTGCTTGGTTAAGTGAAACTTCTGGTAGATACCTTTCCCACGTAGGTTTATATAAGAGAGTTAAACTTGAGCACAAGCGTAAGAAAGAAGCTTCAGTCCAACGTTTCTATGCCGAAAGGTACAAAGAGGCAGCAGAAAAGGCGGAAAAGCTCGAAGCCCAAAGACTCGGTGCAAAAAGTAGAGTTGACACCAGCAACTCCGAAGCACGAGCCAGTTGAAGTAGAGCAGGTACAAAGAGAAATAATCTTTGAACCTAACCCTGGTCCACAGACAGATTTCCTAGCATCAACAGAACAGGAGGTCTTATACGGAGGATCTGCAGGTGGCGGTAAGTCATACGCAATGATTGCCGATCCTGTTAGATACCTGAACAATCCAAATGCTCGAATGTTGCTTGTACGTAGAAGCACTGAAGAGCTTAGAGAGCTTATCTCTGTTTCTAAACAGTTATATCCCAAAGCAATTCCTGGTATCAAGTTTATGGAACGAGATAAAACTTGGGTAGCCCCTAGTGGAGCTACACTCTGGATGTCTTACCTTGATCGTGATGATGATGTCATGCGCTATCAAGGACAAGCATTTAACTGGATTGGTTTTGACGAATTAACGCAATGGCCTACACCCTATCCTTGGAACTATATGAGGTCACGTCTTCGTACAACCAAAGCTAGTGGGCTACCCTTGTATATGAGGGCAACAAGTAACCCAGGTGGTCCTGGCCACCAATGGGTAAAGAAAACATTTATAGATCCTAGTATACCTAATGAAGATTTTTGGGCGACAGACACAGACAGCGGTGAAATCATTTCTTGGCCGAAAGGACATTCGAGAGAGGGTGAGCCACTATTTAAACGTAGGTTCATACCTGCTACCCTATTCGATAATCCTTACTTAGCTGAGGATGGTATGTATGAAGCAAACCTGCTTTCTCTTCCAGAACATCAACGTAGACAGTTACTAGAAGGTGACTGGGATATTAACGAGGGTGCAGCGTTTCCTGAGTTTAACCGTAACATACACGTAATAGAACCTTACGACATACCAAAAAGTTGGGTAAGGTTTAGAGCTTGCGACTACGGATATGGATCTTATACTGGTGTCGTATGGATGGCAGTAACCCCAGCAGAACAGCTGGTAGTCTATAGAGAACTCTATGTATCTAAGGTTACAGCAACAGATTTAGCTGATATGATACTTGAAATAGAGAGTGAAGAGAAGATACGGTATGGTGTTCTCGATTCTAGTTTATGGCATAATCGTGGTGATACTGGCCCATCATTGGCTGAACAAATGATTATGAAGGGTTGTCGTTGGAGACCCTCTGACAGATCTAAAGGTTCTCGTGTATCGGGTAAAAACGAATTACATAGAAGATTACAAGTGGATGAATTTACTGAAGAACCCAGACTAGTATTTTTTAATAGCTGCACTAATGTAATCTCACAACTACCGTCCATACCACTGGATAAAAATAATCCAGAAGATGTGGACACAAAAGCAGAAGATCACTTGTATGATGCTTTACGTTATGGTATAATGACTAGACCACGTAGCAGCATATTTGATTTTGATGCCAGCACACAAAGATCTGGCTTTCAAGCGTCAGATTCAACGTTTGGTTATTAAGGAACTAGTATGGAAGAAGATGAAATCTTTGAAAACGAAATGATGATGGACGATGAAACGTCTTCTTCAATTGAAGATGTAGAAAAAGATTTGTACCATGATCCACAAGCTGGTGAGATTGTTCAGTTTGTAAAAGAAAAATATACTAAAGCTGAAACGGCACGACAACTTGATGAAGAACGTTGGATTCAAGCTTACCGTAACTACCGTGGTATATACGGACCAGATGTACAATTTACTTCTACAGAACGATCTCAAGTATTTGTTAAGGTTACTAAGACGAAAGTACTAGCAGCTTATGGACAAATTGCTGATGTGTTGTTCGGTGGCAATAAGTTTCCAATTACTATTGATCCTACTAAACTTCCCGAAGGTATTGAGGAAGTAGTAAACTTTGAAACAAACCCAGAGATACGTAAAGCTGTAGCTGAACAGCCAGACACAATGGAAGAGCTACTTCCAGGTGAAACATACCAAGAATATCAAGAACGTCTTGGTGCTATGAAAGCAAAACTTGCTCCAGTCATGGACGATGTAAAACCTGGAATTAATGGTAGTCCAACATCTGTACACATATATCCTGCAGAAGTTGCTGCCAAGAAAATGGAAAAGAAAATCCATGATCAGCTAGAAGAATCTCACGCAAAGAAACACCTACGTGCTGCAGCTTTTGAGTCTGCCCTGTTTGGTACAGGTATCATGAAGGGTCCGTTTGCAGTAGATAAAGAATACCCTAATTGGAATGACGAGGGAGAATACTCACCAGTATTTAAAACAATTCCACAAACATCGTCTGTATCTATCTGGAACTTTTATCCAGACCCAGATGCAGCTACAATGGAAGAAGCAGAGTATGTAGTTGAACGGCACAAGATGTCACGCTCACAACTACGTTCTTTGAAGAACCGTCCGTACTTCCGTGAGAATGCAATTGACAATGCACTATCTCTTGGCGAAAGCTATAACAAAGAGTGGTGGGAACATGTCATGGAAGACAACACCGAACAAGACCACGCAGATCGTTTTGAAGTTCTAGAGTTCTGGGGTTTTGTTGATACAGAGATTATCGAAAAACAAGGTGTAGAAATACCAGAAGAGTTAAAAGACTCTGAGCAAGTTAGTGTAAATGCATGGATCTGTAATAGCCAAGTACTACGACTTGTAATGAATCCGTTTACTCCAGCGTACATACCGTACTTTGCTGCACCTTATGAAATGAATCCTTACAGTATTTTTGGTGTTGGTATTGCAGAAAATATGGACGATACCCAAACACTTATGAATGGTTTTATGCGTATGGCAGTTGATAACGCTGCCTTATCTGGCAACTTGCTTATTGAGATAGACGAGACTAACCTCGTCCCAGGGCAAGACCTCTCCGTGTATCCAGGCAAAGTGTTTCGGAGACAGGGAGGGGCACCTGGTCAAGCCATCTTCGGCACTAAGTTCCCCAACGTATCAAATGAAAACATGCAGATGTTTGATAAGGCAAGGGTACTAGCAGATGAATCAACTGGCTTCCCATCTTTCGCTCATGGTCAGACAGGCGTATCGGGAGTGGGTCGTACTGCTTCTGGTATTTCTATGCTCATGTCTGCTGCCAACGGCTCTATCCGTAATGTAGTTAAAAACATTGACGACTATTTACTAGCTCCACTAGGTAAAGCATTCTTTAACTTTAATATGCAGTTTGACTACGATAAAGAAGTTAAGGGTGATCTTGAAGTTAAAGCTCGTGGTACAGAAAGCTTGATGGCTAACGAAGTACGTAGCCAACGCTTGATGCAATTTATGCAGGTCGTATCCAACCCAGCTCTTGCACCGTTTGCACGTATGGATTATATTGTTCGTGAGATTGCTAAGTCTATGGATCTTGATCCAGACAAGGTTGGCAACAACATGTCAGAAGCAGCTATACAAGCTGAAATACTAAAACAATTCCGAGAAGCAAATCCACCTGAACCACAACCAGGAGTTCCTGGTCCAGAGGGTGCTCCACCTCAAGAAGGTGCACAGGGCGCTCCTGCTGGTGCACAAGTACAGGATACGAGTGGTGCAGGGGGTGGTACTATAGGAACTGGAACAGCACCTCAGCCAGGAGAACAGGGCTTCTCAGGCAATACTGGTGGTGAACCTACAATGCAATGAAGCTAGTCGTGAACAATACATTAAAACCTTTTGTAAATAACCCAGAGTTTTACACACCTTACATAGAAGAAATAGCATCAAGGATTGCTTTTACTCATGTAGCTCTTGAGCAATCCAGAGAACTTGATGAGGTCTACCGACTTCAAGGTGAAATACGTGCTCTTCGTAGCCTTTTAAAATTGCGAGATAAAATAAATGGAGCAGAGTCCTAGACCCAAGATACGTCCAAGATCTAAAACAAAAAGGCTTACCGTAAGAGGTAGACCAGTTTGGGTAGATCATACTGGGGAGGTTACTGGTAAAAAAGGCACTAGTTATTCTGAGGTTACAACTACTGTTCCTTGGGGTACTGGTTGGGCTACTTTGCCTACAATAGATGGTCAAGGTAAAAGACTTTCTGACGAAGAAGTATTTAAAAGAACAGTTCAAGTTAGGAACAAACTTAGTAAGGGTGGGCCTGTTGACTTTATTACTGGTGAAGAGCTTCCTGTATTTAGTAGCCAAGAGAAAGCAGTTGAGTATGCGAAGTGGCGTTCTAGTACGATGTTTAATCCAGAAGCTGCAAAGAAAGGTTTTCCAGAAGAGTTCCCGATGCAAGAGGAACCAGAACCCAAAGGACCAATAGAAAGAAGAGCAGAACCTTACATTGAAAAAGGTAAAGACTTCCTAGACTATTTAACAAGCCCTAACCAACATGGTGTTTTTAACGAGGGCGGTTTATCTAGTTTTATGAATATGATTACCAGCCCACTTACTGGTAGATATAGAAGACAGAAACCATCCAGTGTTAAGGCAGCTGAAGTTGGCATAGAGTTTACTCCTGCAGGAACTGTGTTCGGAATAAACGACATTAGAGAAGAACTTAAAAAAGAAAATCCAGATTATTATAAAGTTGGGTTAATGGGTGGCGCAGAAGTTATTGGTCTAATTCCTGGATTAGATAAAGTAGCTATTGATGCAATCAGAGCTGGTGCTAAAAGGTTTGGTGGTACTAGAAAAATAGATAAAACTTTAGAGGCACTCAAAGGTCCAGATGCGGAAAGTATTGCTGCACAAAAGATACTTGCTGGCCCAGGTGCTAAGAGTTATGATAACAGGGCATTATATAAAGCTGAGGATTTAAAAGCCAGAGGTTATAGTCCTAGACAAATTGAAGAAATAACAGGCAGAGTTGAGACAGGATCTCCAGAAGATTACTTAGGACCAAGACCTAACCAAAAACCAAAAAGCCCTTTTAAATTTGAAATACCAGACAAAGGTATTATAATAAAAGAAAATGATGGATATATAACTTATTTAGAAGCTACTGAAAAAAGACCAGTACGAGTTGGAAATTTAATACCAACCCACAAAAAACTTTTTGAAGAGTATCCTGACTTAAAACATGTTGCATTTTATATAGATCCTGAATTAAAAACAGGCGCTCATTTTGATCCATCTAAGGGAAGTTATGGTTCAATTGTAGTTGGTCCAGAACACAGGGGTATTGATAATATTAACAGCTCTGCTTTTAGGGATACGTTTTTTCATGAACTGCAACATGCAGCTCAACATCAAGATGCTCTTAAAGTTGGCTTACAACAATTAGGCGGTAATCCAACTGGATATACTAAAGCTATTACAGAGACAAGTAGATTTAATCAGGCCTATAAAGAAACTGCCTTAGCTAAAAGCCCTAGAGCTATTAAACTTAGGGATAAGATGGTAAAACTTTTTAAAGAGGATGCTGATGGGCTAACTCTTGTTTCATCAGCTTCTGGAGATCGTTACTCAAATCCTAAAACAGCTAAAAAAATGGCAGAGTTGATGAGGGAACTTGAGGCAGAAAGTTTTAAAACATATATGCAAACAGCTTCTGAAGTAGAGGCTGGTGCAGTAGGTTTAAGAGCAAGACCAACTTATGGTAAAGACCAACCAAGATTAACTTCAGAAATATCTGAAAGAAAAAAGATGGAGACTGCCAGAGAGTACGCTAAAACTAAACCTGATAGTAAAACTGAAAAGCTTTCTAAAAAACTTAAGTCTACCTTTGAAACTATGGACGACAAAGAAGTATCAAGGTATGCCGAAGGTGGTATTAATTTTGTTAGGTATGCCCTCGGTATAGATAAAGAGTTACAGGGTTTTGGTGCTATGGGTGTAAAAAGATACTCTAAGGGTGGAGCAGTAGATAAACAAATGAACGAAATATTCGCAGGGGGTAAATAACATGCGGAACAATATGATGCCGCCACAAGGTGGCCTTAAGACAGATGGACAACAAGTAGATCCTGTATCGGGCAATAATGTTCCTGTAGGCTCTAACGCAAACGAAGTACGTGACGACATCCCAGCGCAATTGTCTGATGGTGAATACGTTGTTCCTGCTGATATTGTTCGTTATTATGGAGTAAAGTTCTTTGAAGATCTGCGTAACCAAGGTAAAGGCGGTCTAAACGATATGGCTGCTAATGGTCGTATTGGCGGACAGCCTGTCCCTGCAGGTGGACCACAAGCAACTGGATTTTCAAAAGACGAAGTTAATGCAATGCAAAGCATGGTAGGTGCAGCTATGGGTGGAATGATGACCCAACAGATGCCACCAGCTGATCCTTATGCACAACAATCTAATATGTACCAACAACCTAAAGGTTATGACGAAGGTGGTGATGGAAGTTACTATCCAGGCGGTACAGAAGCTGAAGTAGGTGTTACAACACCATCAACATACAGAGGTGCTTTTAGTTGGGAGACCCCTGCCCCTGCTCCTACTGGTGGAGGTGGTGGTACTAGTGACCAAACAACAGTAACACTGCATTGTCCTGATGGATCTATTAATACCTTACAACTACCTGCAGACCAAGACAGATATGATACCCTTGTTGCATCTGGTTGTGGATTAGATGAGTCTATCTCTAGACCTAGTAGTGATGACGATGGTGGACCAGATACACCCGAAGTTACTGACGAGCAACGTAATGCTTGGATGGAAGATTATGGTTATAAGGGTGACGGTACAGAAACTTTTGAAGATATTATCAAGGGGTCTCAAGATGCAATGGACCCAGATAATAGAAACTTCATTGAAAAACTTTTGTCAGGTGGTGCTATTGGTAAGTTCCAACAGGCAACTACGGCAGCACAAGTAGCTGGTAACATTATCGTACTGACTGAAAATCTTGGTACAAAAGATTCTAACCCTAATTATGATGAGCAGAAAAAACTTTTAGATGATTTAACAGCACAGCGTGAAAAGTACATTAAACAAAATGGATTGGGTATTTTACCAGACGCATTTATTAATGGTGATCAGTTTGCTAAACAGATTAACTCTACTCAAATTGATTGGGCGTTAAGTGCTACTGCTAAAGATCCTAACGGTAAAAATATTTTTGATAGTCAAGAAGACTTTATTAAACATTTAGAAAAAACAGCTTCTGATCCAAGTAAGGGTATTATTGCAGTATATGATCCAACTAGTGGTGCTGTTAAATATACTTACGACCCAACTAAGTATGATATTGGTGCAATAAAACCTAAATTAAGACCAGGATCTGGTAGTGATGATGGTGGTGGCTCTGGTGGTGGCTCTGGAGGTGGTACTGGAGATGGTACTGGAGGTGGTACTGGAGATGGTACTGGAGGTGGTACTGGAGATGGTACTGGAGGTGGTACTGGTCCTGGGTTTGATCCTTCTGCTCCTCCAGATACGGGTGGTTACTTTGATGATAACGTAACAATTATACCACCAGATAATGCAGATTTTATTAATGATGTTATAACTAACCCAGAAGATTTCTTACCTCCGATTGATGACGATGACGATGACGATGGACCAGGATTTGATATATCAGCTCCTCCAGCAAGTGGTGGTTATGGTAATAATAATGATGACGATGACGATGGTCCAGGGTTTGATATATCTGCACCTCCAGAAAGTGGTGGTTATGGTAATTACGACACGGAGCCAGATTTTGGACCAGGATTTGATATATCTGCACCTCCAGAAAGTGGTGGTTATGGTAATAATAATAATGATGACGATGATGACGGTCCAGGAATGACCCTTAAACCGTCAGATAATGACGATTTGATTGACTCTATTATAAATGATCCTATATCTGCATTGCCACCAACAACAACTTCTACACTTCCTGATTATGATGATGGCCCTGGATTTGATCCTTCTGCCCCACCAGATAGTGGTGGATATGGTGGTGGTTCTTCTAGCAGCAGTTCTTCTGGTGGAGGAGGAGGTTCCTCAAGCAGTGGAGGAGGAGGTTCCTCAAGCAGTGGAGGAGGAGGTTCCTCTAGTAGCAGCTCTTCTGGTAGTAGTAGTATCCCAACCTATGATAACTATTATGATGCAATTGATGCAGAGGGAGTTGGTGCTACCGTAAATATTGGCGGTAAAATTGTTAAGGCAGAAACTGCTGACGGATATACAGGTAGTGGCAGTAGTTCTAGCAGCAGTTCTAGCAGTTCTTCTAGCGGCGGCGGAGGTGGTTCTTCTAGTAGTTCCTCTAGTGGAGGAGGCGGTGGATGCTGCTTTATTATGCTAGAAGCTCGCTATGGTGATGGTACTATGGATGAAGTAGTACGTAGATACCGTGATGAGTACATGACTGATCGCAATCGTCGTGGATACTATCGTATGGCTGAAGTACTTGTACCACTAATGCGTAAGTCAAAAACATTTAAGTGGATTATCACAAAACTATTTGCAGATCCCCTTGTGTCTTATGGTAAATATTACTATGGACAAAACAAACATGGTGTGATATACTCTCCGTTAAAGAACTTTTGGATGAAAGTTTTTGACGTAGTAGGTGGTGACACCAAGTTTATAAGGGAAAATGGAGAAGTTGTCTAAAGAACCATATGACAACCCTAACCTAGTAGAGATATACGAAGAAAGGTACATTCATCACCCAAATCAAAAAGCTGATATTAATTTTGAAATAACAGTTATAGAAAGGGTAATGGATTACTACAACCACGAATCTTGGTGCGATGTTGCCTGTGGTACTGGTTATCATTTGCGAAAAGCTTCTGGTAACTTTAAAAGGTTAGGTGTTGATAAATCTAAGTTGATGATAGATCAACATAAAGAAAATACAGAGTATGACGTAGATTACTCTGTTGCAAACATACTAAGTTGGAGAACTAAAAAGAAATTTGACTTAGTAACAAACTTTTGGTTTGGTTATTCACACCAACCATCTTTGGAAAAGGTACTAGACTTTTTTCAGAAAATGATAGACCTCACTGCAAAGCATGGATCTATAATACTGTCTTATCATAATAATTGGAAGTTGTTTGATAAGATACCAATGAGTAGCCCAGAACCTATGGGTGGTCAGTTTAGTTTCGATGCATTGCAATGGTCTTATGTAGAACCAAGTACAGGTGATAAATACCATTGTATATCCCCTCACAAAAACCTTATTATAGGGCTTTTTGGTTCACAGTTTAAACGTTACAAAGTAGTAGACTATCCTACGTTTGCTGGAAAAGAGCTGTTAGTATTAGAGGGTAAACTATGGAACTAGACGAATATAAGAACACTATAGCAAAACGTCATAGTGATCTTTCTGAAGAAGAAAAAGAAACTGTAAGGCGTATAATAGGTACACCAGTAGGAAATGTCTTAACAAAACTTGTTGGACCAGAATTAGGTAAAGCAATTACAGTAGGACAACCGACAAAGATTAATCCCAAGCGTGGTGGCTTAGGATCAAGATAGGCAATAAGGCTACCCAGCGCAGCTGGCCCCAACATAAGGAGAAATAAATGCCTGAATTAGCAGAAGTCGAACCAACTAAGACTGCGGGTTTTGTTGACCGTGGTTACAACTATGAACGTAAACGTAAACGTCTTGAGGAAGAAGAAGCAGAGATTGCTAAACTAGAAGCAGAGGCTCGTGGTG